GTAGAACATCTTCTCCTTACATATCATTATCTGAAAGATCATTCCAAGACATTTAGATCAGGTCATAACTATGCATTGTTCAAGGGTGATCCTGATTGTATTTTAAGACCTACTGGAACATGTGTTGGGGCTATTGTATACACAGGAATTCCAGTTCCTGAGATTGCTGTATCTGCATTTGGTCTACAAAGAGATCAACAGGATGGATTATTTGAATTGTCTAGGTTATGCATACATCCAGATGTGCAAGCAGAAGAGTATAATATTACCTCATGGTTTTTATCAAGATCTATCAAACAATTTCGTAAAGACGTTGATGTTAGGGCCATTCTTTCTTATGCTGATGGAAAGTTTCACAAAGGTGTAATCTATGCCGCATCTAATTTCAAATACTATGGTATGACATCTGCAAATGTTGCTGATTTTTGGATATTAAATGATGATGGAACTTATACTAAGAAATCAAGAGGTGGTGGTAAAGGTTTGAAAGGAGAATACAGAAAGAGAAGTCAAAAGCATAGGTTCTTGATGACATTTGACAAGAAGTTGAATGTTAAATGGAAAGAAGAGAAGTGGAAAAATCCAGATAATAATGTTACTCACCTTTAAAGTGTTTTTATAGTGTAACGACGCATCAACTGCATGATGACAAATCAAGAAAGCATTATGTATGAAGAACTTGCTGAAGATTTCTGGATTCAAATTGAAAAGGAAGCAGAAGAACTTGAAATTACTGTTGATTACTACCTTGCAGAGTTCTTTTGTTCCTGATATAATTAGAGAGTAATCTATTCAAAACAATGAAACAAAAATTTTTCTACATTGTAGATCATTACATCCCTTTTCCATCCAGTGAATATGGTGGTCTCTGGAATGTAATTGCAGAAAATGATAATGAGTGTTTTGATCTCATTACAGGTGCAGATGAGGGAGATTTTAATCAAAAATTCTACTCTAATCTTCGTGAAAATATTCTCAATTCACGAACATATGCACTTGCAGAACAACTTGAATCTAAAATTGTAGAAGAATTTACCACTTAAGACTATGGAAAAACTTTATCGAATTGAAGAACTTGAAACATCTGGTTGGACACTTGTTGAATGTGATGATGTAGGACTAACTCAAGAACAGGCAAAAAATCGTTATGATGAACTTTTAAATGAAGGTTTGAGTCCAGATCGTTTGCGTATTGTTCGTGAGAAATGAATTTAGAACTTCCTCCTGATTTTATTCATGAAGAACCAAAAGGATATTCCTACTATGTTCGCGAGTTCAAGCGAAATGTGGTTTCTATTTGGCTTTTGCATCACGCAACTTACTCTTATAGTAGTGATCCTGTTAGCACAATTTGGGGTTTCTACAACACAAAAAAACGATGCTATTTGTCACCTATTAATTCCACCAAGTGTGGAACTCAGGTAGATATATGTAACACTACTCCATATACTGCAATGTCTTTAAAATTAAACCCTTTAATGTCTGCTTTCCTATGAGATATATTCCTCAAGTTGATGACTATGTTCGATGGAAGACAGATCATGTAAACGTTGAGGGTTGGGTATATTTTTGTGATAAACTTTACATTACTATTGAAACTGGTATTAAACCAAAACCAAACTGTGAATACACAAAAATTCAACGACACAAATATATTCACACACTCTTATTATGCTTTCCAAAACAATGGAAAGAATTAGAATACGTTTATACAAGAAAGAATCGTTATGCTGAAACTGTGGATGATATGGAAGTATACATTAGGGAGTTTTAGTGATGATAAAACAAAACCTTATGACAATTATGTTGCTATCATTCGCAGCATCATATTTGTCAGTCTTCTCACTACTAATTTTTTTATTGTTTCTGGAGTATTAAGGCACTGGAATGATTTACCGAGTAAACTACCTAAAACCGAAGAAAAAAGGATTTGCAAAGCATAGTGCAAGTTTTTTAAGAATTGAAGATGCACTATTCTGGGAACAACATGTAAAGAAAACATTACGTGCAGTGGACACCACAATAACTGTCCACTAATCTCCCACAAACCACCAAAACCCTGTATATTAAAAGAGTGGAGGGGAACAGGATACCCATTCATCACTCCTAAGTGAGTCAGTTGGCAACTCTACTGCTGATGATAAACTCCACACACATCACACAAACAAAAACAAAAATGGACGACCTTTGGAGCGAAATTCAGGACATGCCAGGAGAAATCTTCGACATTACAGAACTCGAAGAGAATGACTCAGAAATGAATGTCAAATGCGACGAATTTAACCAAAAAGATTACACTGTTTGATCATGAACTTTCCAACTGATACTGTCAACGTCCTGTCACACATTCGCGATCTTCGTGATACTTGGCGTCGTCAAGATTTTCGATTCACTAAAGATCAACAAGAAAAGTTTGATCTACTGATGCAAACACGTCGTGAAAGAGTTAATTTTTTCTATGAAACTAAACGTGTTCAGGTTGGTCCTAAAGTAAACAAACCAAAAGAGCAAGAACCAGAAGATAGTTGATGTAATTATTCCCCACTTTAAGTAGTGGGGAATTTTTAATAAATAAAAAAGGAAATTGTTCCTATCAACATGAAAACTTTCTCACAATTTATTAATGAAGCTTATGATGCCGATGTAATGGGATCTTCTCAGATTCGTAAACAGGGAGATGGTGGAAGAGTTGGTGCAAATAGAAAAAAAAGTGAACCTGAAAAACGTAGAATGAAGGCAGCAGGTGGTGGTAAAATGGTTCCTGCAAAAACATATAAAGACAGAAAAGATATTGGTCAACAAAAACAAGCATCTACAAGAGTACAACAACCAGAAAAAGAAAGAGGTTCTGCTGAAGTTAAACAATCATATGCTGATAAAGTAAAAGCAGAGAGGAAAAAAGCAGCACAAGCAAGAGCAGCAGCAAAGAAAACTGGATCATCGACACCAGAAAAGAAACCAACACCAACTGCATCACAACTTTTAACTAAAAAGAAGAAAGAAACTGTATCACCTAACTATAAACCACAGAAAGCATCTGGTAAAACTAGAGAAGAACGTGACAAGATTAGAGGTGAAGGTGAAAGAATGTTGAAAGGTATTATGAAGAAGCAAGAAACTGACAAATATGTAAAAGCAACTGGTCAGCAACCTGATAAGAAAGGTAAGATGAAAATTTTAGGAAGAGTGAACAAAAGAATGTCTTAATTTTTGTAACAAGTGATTGACAACCACTTAAAAAGTTGTTAAACTGATCTCATACCGGTAAAGCAATGCTCAAATCTCAGGATTTGTGTTGATCAAGTGTTATCACTGCCTGTATATTAAATCACTTACAAAAAAATTAATGTCTTATTCTCACGTTTTCCCTGTCAAGCATGAGCCTAAAGTGCGCTCATTGAAAGACACGGTTGTAAACTATCAGTATTTTCACGCACCCGAAGAGTTTCAACGCCCCGAAGCATGGGGAAAAGATGAACGCAAAAACTATTTTCAGTCTCTCATGATGAATCGACTGGAAGGAAACTTTGTCGTCGTAGATGTTGAACTCGCTATCAAGAAACTAGAGAAACTTGCACCTACTGACCGTGCATATAAGTTCTTGGTAGAACTTTCTCATCAGTTCATTGAGTATATTATTCTTGATGGAAATAATCGCTTTAAGTTCCTCACTGCATTGATGAATGATGAGTATCAGATCCCCCGAGGAACTTACAATTATGTCATCGAAGATGACATTCTGACTCTTGTTGTTGGATCACACAACAACGTATTCTCCAAACTGCCTAAACTTGTGCAGAAGGTGATTCGCGACCGCCAGTTGATTATCAGCGAATATGTTCAGATTGATTACACTGGTCTGTCTGACGTTTTTACTAATGTGAATAGCGGCGTTCCCTTGAATAATCAGGAGAAGCGTAATGCTATGGACACACAGTGGGCTGGTTGGACTCGCCAAATTCGCAAGGAGATTGCATCACTCCTGATCACAATATTCGGACCTAACTATAAGTTTCGACTGAAAGGTGATGAGTGGATTGTTCAATCTCTGGATTTTGCAATCAATTGTGCTGCTAACAACATTAAAGGTGTTGGTCAAGGTTCAATGAACCGACTCTACAAGAGTGACATCACTGATATTGATCAACAATTTTTCTTTGAAACTTTCATCGAACTCTCTGATTACATTACTACAATGATTGCCGATGATGATTTTACTTTCGGTGATAAGACCGACAAGGTAAAAGTCCTGTCTCGTGGTAGCACTGCCATGAATCTTTTCTGGATGATGATCAACGGAGTTGAAACATATGAAGAGGCCTGTGCTGCTGTAATTGCACATGAAGAGGTATACAAAGACTCTTCATTGATCAATGATGATGGTAACAACTATGTGTGGGCATGTGGTGGACTTGGTGCCAAAAACAACGAGATGAAGATGCAAATTTTCCCTGAAATTTTGAAAGAAGTTGGAGTCAAAGTCACTCCCTGATGTGCCAGTAACCTAAACTGTCCACCTCTGCTTGACAGGGGTGGTTTTTTTGTGTATTGTACTTATATGAATGAAACACGAATGACTCTGACTCTTCGTCCGCATCAGAAACGCATTCTTAACAGTATGCTCACCTATGATAAGGGTCAAATCATTGTACCTACAGGTGGTGGCAAAACTATCTGTATGATTCAGGATGTTGCTGAGAATTGTAAGCACATCACCAACGGAATGACGACAGTTGTTGTTGCTCCACGTATTTTACTAGCTGAACAACTGTGCAGTGAATTTCTTGAGTTGATTGATACAACCAATACTCACATCATGCACGTTCATAGTGGTGAAACAGACCACTATTCTACAACAAAAGCAGATAACATTCATGTGTTTGCTAATGTTGCACGTACAGCAGGTGAGAATGTTATCATCTTTACTACATATCATTCACTCCATCGTGTAATGGAGTCAGATATTGAGGTGAACAACATATACTTCGATGAGGCACATAATAGCGTCCAACGTAACTTCTTCCCTGCTACAGAGCATTTTAGCGATGTCTCAGAGCGTTGTTACTTCTTTACTGCAACCCCCAAACATTCGCTTGCTATTAACAAACCAGGAATGAACTGGACAAATGTTTATGGACAGGTTCTATGTAATGTTCCTGCTCCTGAGTTGGTTAAACAGGGTTACATTCTCCCTCCTAAAGTTGTAGTCAAGCAATTGCCTATGGTTAAAGGTCGCAAGGTAATGTTTGCTGATGATTGTGACAACTTGATTGAAACTCTTGACAATTGTAAAAGTGTAGATGTAATTGATGGTTTGATTGATGGATCTAGTAATCTTAAAAAAGTTTTGATCTGTGCTCGTACAACAAAGCAAATCATCAATCTTCTTACTCATTCAGATTTCTGCTTGCAACTTGCTGAACGTGGTTATTCTTGGATGACGATCACATCGAAGACAGGTGCAATCATTGATGGTAAGAAAGTCAATCGTGACGTATTCTTTGACACTTTGAACACTTGGGGAAAGGACAAGACCAAGAAATTTGTTGTCCTTCACCATAGCATTCTGTCTGAGGGTATCAACGTCAATGGACTTGAGGCTGTTATCTTCATGCGTAATATGGATTACATTGGTATCAGTCAGTCGATTGGTCGTGTGATTCGTTTGGGTGGAAGTGAGAAGACATTTGGTTTAGTTTGCATCCCAACTTATGATAGAGTTGGTATCAGTACTGCCAAGAAAGTTCAGGCAGTTGTTGATGTTGTGTTTAATCAGGGTATGCCAGCAATCAGTGAGATCCGTCGATGAAAGTTGTATCAAACAATAGCACAATTCTAAATCCCAAATGTGGAGAGATGGGATTTATTATAGGTAAATATGAAGATCCTAAGATGTATGCTGCTGTTCCTGTTGCTGGAAGCAGTACAAAATTGGCAATTATTCATCAAGCAAAAATTCTTAAAGTTTGTCGTAATCGTGCATCTGCATTAAAATTTATTGAAAAGCACAGTAAAGGTAAATCAGTTGGCAAACTTCCAATCTAATATTGTTACTCACCTCTAAACTGTCTTAATGGTATGAAGAACACACACCTTGAACATCCCGAAGATTCAATTCTGACTGGTGATCTTTCTATCCTTGATTGGTTCCTTTCCAATGGTCAAATCTCTGCAAAAATTGATGGTGCGCCTGCAATCGTTTGGGGTACGAATCCTGCAACAGGTAACTTCTTTGTGGGAACAAAATCAGTATTCAACAAAGTTAAAATCAAAATCAATGAAAGTCATCAAGAAATTGAGCAAAATCACACTGGGGCAGTTGCTGAAATTCTGCATCATTGTTTTGATTGCCTCCCTTCTTTCTCCGGTATTATACAATGCGATTTTATTGGTTTTGGTGGCGATGATACTTATACACCTAACACGATAACGTATGTTTTCGATGAAATCATTCATCAGAATATCATCATTGCACCACATACATTCTATGCAACAAACACAGGTGAACTTAAAGATGCATTTGTTGTAAGTGATGGCGATGTTTTTCCAACATTCGATGATACTGAGTCTTGTAAGTTTGTTCAACCTGAGTGTTGGCAAGTCGATGAAGATTTTGATGAGATTGTTGGTTTTGCGCGACAGATGGCCCAGTTAGTAACATTTACTGATGAACTCGATGCAAACAATCTCAAGAAAGAATTGAATGCTTGTATTCGTGAAGGTCGTGAAGTTTCACCTGAAACATTCAGCAACTCTCTTCTCATTAGTTACTGGTTCTTGATCAAGTCTATCAAAGATGACATGTTGTTTTTGATGCGTAATAATGGACCTAGTGCATACATTGGTGAGCAACAATGTGGTGGCGAGGGTTATGTCAAGACCAATGAGTTTGGTATGTTCAAACTCGTCAATCGTGAACAATTCTCACATGCAAACTTCAACAATGGGAGATTCGCAAATGTCTGATAAAAAGTACACTAAACAACAATTAATCGATGCACTGATTCATGAATATGATTATCTAATTCATGATGACTTTGACCCCGAAGTAGATGATACAGTAGAAGAATATCAATTGAAGTTAGAATGTTATTCATTGGAAGATTTAATTAAAGAAACATCAACCGGAGAATATTATACTCTAGATGAGTTTATGGAGAACCATGGGTGACAGTTGGTAAGGTGTCCACCATTCTCCCACAGGGCATCAA